CAACCGGGAAAGCCATTGCCTTACCTCTGTTGTTGTCTTGTTGGGGCTTCCTTTTGGTCGTCCGTTTGGATTGCCCGTTTTTCCTTTTGGCTGTGCCATAATTCAATGTATTTTAATGTTGTTTTCATTCAATATCGTTACCAATTAATGGTAACAAATCACACTTTACTATAAGGGAATTACCGTTTATAGGACAAAATATTTCTTACCTCCAAATCTAATTCAGTTACCAAATCATCCGCTTTGGTAATATCCGCTTTGTTGGAAATTTCCTTTAATTTTGCTTTAAGCCGGGTATAGTATTTTCTATCCTCAAACACCTTGTTTTGTTTCATATCTTCCAAAATGCTTTGTACTTCATCAGGTGTCAATTTGTGCAATGCAATAGCGCAAACAAAGTCGGTTGCATCCGATACGGTCTTAATATTTTCCATCGCTTCAAAATTTGGAGTTCGCATTTTATCTATATTGAAATATCCATCAGCCCAAAGGCTTATTACTTTGCCATAAAACCTTGCATCAAACAGCGTGTTTCCCTTTATTTCAGGTTCTTTTAGCTGTTGGGGTAACCGTGTATTCCATCGGGCTTCATACCGCAACAAATTTGAGCCTGAAAACACGTCAGGCATTACACCTTTACGATTTGATACTTCACGGGCTTTGTCATAAAATATCAAGGCTCTTTTTTGCTCTTTTCCCTTGTTATGATAGTAAAGAGTGTTATTTGTCGCCTGAACCCTGTTAAAGTTTCTACACAGCCCCAAAACATCGTAATAACCATTTGCCGGATGTTTCATTATAAAGTTTGTCGATACGTCAATACGAGTAACGCAAGCCCTCAACAAATCCAAATGAATAGAATCGGATAATTTGGCAATGGCTTCTTTCACTTGATTTCTGTTTAGCGTGTATGTGTTATCGGGAAAAAGAAACTTTGCCAAACTGCCTTTGATTGAAATACCAGCCATCGATACCGTTACTTTCAAATTATCAAGGTTTCCAATGCTCCAAAATTCCCCTGTGTCTTTGTTTACGGTTTCTTTGGAGTTAGTCAAATATTGGGTTGATTCTTCCAAATTTGAACCGGCTTCAATCCTATTCAACCAAAAGTTTACAGTATCATACATTGTTACCAAATTTTGGGTACAAATTACATCTTACTATAAGAGAATTACCGCTTTTGCCTGTTTGCGCAATTGTGCCAAAACTTCATTAAAACCGCCAAATGATAATTGCTTCCGGTACGCATCAATAAGCAATCGCCCGCCCTCGATTATCAACACTTCCAACACTTGCAAATCCTTTGAAAAAAGGAAAAGAAAAGCATCGTTTCTTTGTCCGTACATCGGATTTTTAACACCCCCTTTGAGTGTTTCCCGGTCGCTTGGTTCTCCACTTGCAAATAATGTAGGTTTCACATCCGCATACTGAAAGCGTATGCCTGAAAAATTAATTGTTTTGCTTTTGGCGGGTGTACATTGTAGGTAATATTCAGGTGTCGTGCCGTCCTGTTTGCGGTATTCGTTTTTGTCGGTCGGAATAAGGTTGAAAAACAAAATGCCTTTGTAGTTTTTCAACTTGTCCAACGCTTCCCAATACCCGGCAATGGCTGTTAGGTCAAATCTTGGTTGCTTTCTTGGTTCTGTAACACCTTTATGGGTTACGTTTTTGTATTCCGGTAGTTGTTCAAAGCGGAAATAAGCGGATATATTAGGGGTTATCATTTTACACCCCCTTTCTTTGGAAATTTACCGGTAACCACATAGGCGGTTGCTTCTTGTTCAATTTCTTGTTTTGTGGCTACTCGGTTTTGTTTCATCCAATTTTCAACCTCTGTACGGTCAAAATATATCTGCTTTCCATTGGGTCGGTAAAATGGTATTGAGTGGCTACAAGTAGCTTTGTAAAGCCACGATTTACTTAATCCAGTGAGTAACGCCACATCTTCCAAACAAAGCACATTCTTTGAAGCCAATAGGCTGTTACGCTCGATTCTGTCAAGCTGATTTAAAATTCTTTCTTCCATTTTTGCATAAATCAAAAAGTTAATGAATGGGGCGTGTACTTTGCCCTTTTAACTCGCAATTGCAATGCAAAAATCAGAAATGAATGAAAATAAAACGGTTTACTTTGGTTTACTGTAAAGTTTACCGTAAACCATAAAGAACAAAAAAGAGAGGTGTTTTTACCTCTCTTTTTCTGATTTTAGTTTTTTGAAATATTGTTCACTTTGTGGATTGTCTTTATAAGACGGGTTTAGATTTTTGATTGAATTAATCTTTATTGGCTTTCCTTTATTGCTGAATGTATTCACCGTTTTAACCCATTTTTTATCTTCATTGGAATAAAATGTATTGATGAATATATTCAAATCTTGCAAGTATGTAAGCCATTTTATTGGATGGGCTGTTGCATCTTCAATATATTTTTCCTTTTGTAAATCTTGTAAAACAGTATCGGGAACTGTGAGTATTTGGCTTTGTTGAGGTGCTTTTTTACATTGATTAAAATTGCTTTTGACGTATTGAATTTCTTTATCCATTTGTTTTAAAATGCCTTTCAATGCTCGCAATGTCAAAGGAATACTGATTTCAATGCCATCTTCATCCTCATCAACTTTAATGTCTGTTGGTTCGTAATAATATTCATCTCGGTACAAATCATTGATATATGAAATGGTTGTATCCTTATCTTCACGTTTCACAATTTCATAAGAAATTGCAGCATCAACGAGGTTCTCGATTGTATCGTATTCCCTGTTGTATTTATGTTCAAAATGACTTTCCATATTTGTAATATTTTTCTTTGTGTCAATTCTAATCTTTCATTCTTCATCTTCCGTTTTTTCATCGCTGATTCTTGTTTCAGCGTTGTAACGGTCGATGACTGGTTGCATCGCTTCCACACGCTGCCGGTATTCTTCCGTGTCGTTCCGTTCAAGGTCGCGCCATTCTTGGCGGTCTTTGTCTATCAATTTAAAGGCTTCCGATGCTTTCATATTCAATATCCTTTACTCATTTATACTCGGTATAAGATTAACGGCATCTTGTTTTTTCTTATCCAGTACTTTGGCGTAAATTTGTGTCGTTTTCAGTTCCTTGTGTCCTAACAGTTTTGAAACTGTGTAAATTTCAGCTCCTAAATCCAACATCATTACTGCAAATGTATGTCGTCCGGCGTGAAAAGTTACATCTTTAGTTATTCCGGCTAACATACACCACCGGCGCAATTCTAATAGGGTTTGGGAATTGTATCTATAACCAACAAACACCCTGTCTGTGCTTTTTCTTGATTCTCCTAAATAAATTTCCGCTTGCGGGTTTATATCCAAATATTCTTGATTACCCGTTTTCTTTTGCTTGAATGTTATCCGGGTATAATCTCCAAATTTTTGCACCTCGCCCCAAACCATCTTTTCAATGTCGCTTTTTCTTAATCCAGTCAAGCAACTAAATAGAAAAGCACGTTTTAATACCGGATATTTGCATTCCGTTTTAGCCAGTTTCTTGACCTCGTCTAATGTTAGATAGGTTCTTTCTGTCTCTGCTTGTTTAAAGCCCTCAACACCCCTCAATGGGTTAATCGGTGTTATTCTATCCTCAAAGGCTTGATTTATACACGCCCTTAATTTGTTGAAGTATGATACTTTGGAGTTTTGGGAAAGCGGTTTCGCTTCCGCTAAATCGTTGTTTTTTCTTTTGTAAGCATCTTTTTCCACATTGTCCAGAAAATCCTTAAATCCCTCAATCCAATCAGGAGTAATATTTTTGAAAGTGGTTTTTTCATCACAATATCTTTGTAGGTGCTGTAAGCAACTATACCAATTGCCCCAATTACCACGACTTTCTTTATCGCCGTGCCTATCTTCACACATCTTTCTGTAATAATCCAAAAATGGAGTATCTATTTTGAATTGAGAAGTAAAACCGTATTCACCATTTTGTATCTCGATTTGCCGTTTTGCTTTAATGGCTTGAGCTGTGGCTAATGTTTGTTTGTTTTGCTCCTTATCTATTGGGTTTGTGGCTTTAATTAAATAGAGTTTCAAAAACTCATAAGTCCGCTTGCCATCCCGATAAATATCAAGATATAGGCTTTTATTGCCGTTAGTCAAATCCTTTTCTCTAAGTCTTACCGGTTCTTTTTGCGCCTTTGATTGGGGCTTTTGTTTAACTGTTTTCATAAAAAAATTGTTACTTTTGTTACTGTGATGCTAACGAGTAACAAAGTAACAACAAAAAAGTAACAAAAACAAGCTAAACAAAAGAAAAGACAGCAAAC